TGTGGAGTATCTCGACGTTCTCCACCTTCTCAGGTGCGTACTGCAGCAGCGCCCGCCGGGCCGCCACGGCGAGCTCCTGCAGCGCGCTGTGGCCCCAGTCCTCCGGGGGGGTGCCCAGGGAGATAAAGCGTCCGGCCAGGGTCGCCGCGAACTGCGCCGGGAGTTGCTCCTCCGTGAACCTCTGCCCTTTTCCAAGGAAGCGGAAGCCCTTGAGGAACCGGGGGAGATCGGCAAAGGCGAAGGCCCGGAGGCCCAGAAGGGTCGGCCCGGACACCTCCTGGAACGGGTTGAGGTCCTGCTGCGCGGCGTATATGTGATACCCGACGAACGGGACCGCCCGCTTGCGGAGGGACTCGCGTACTCCGCCAGCCGCGACGATCTCCAGGTGCTCGAACTTGAACCGTACGCCCACCTCGGCCCCGACCTCCTTGACCAGGTCCCGGAAGAGCTCCTTCATCCCCTCGATCGAGCCGGAATTGAGCATGTCGTGGTAGACGTCCCCATCGCGCAGGTATGACAGGAGCCGCCGCAGTATCATGCTCATGGCCACGCCGTTCACGATCGAAAACCCGTTCAGTCCCGAAGGGGTCGTGTCCTTGAAGCGTGCCACGAGGGCACCCCAGACGAGGACATCGCGGGTGTGCATGAAGCGCTCGAAGAGCGCGGCGGCGACGACGTCGATGGAGCGTAGCCTGCGCGCGATGACCTGGTGGAGCGGCTTAAAGATCTCATACAGGTGGCAGAGGTCGTAAGCCTCGGCGTCGAGCGCCGCCTGCAGCACGTAGGTGAGTCCGGACCCCTTGCGCAGGACGACAAAGATGAGCGAATCGTCTCCGCTCGTCACGTACTTGTCGAACGTGTCGCAGCGCTCGAGGTAGTCCACCAGTGTTTCGGCCCCTCCGTGCAGCAATGAGAAACCCTGCGCGTTGTGGGAATCCGGCACGCAGCTGGAGACGGACCCCAGCGCCTGCGTGGCGCGCCCGATGAGGATGTTGACCTGCCGGGGGGCCGCGATGATGAGTCGCCCGCGCCCCGTGCAGAGCTTCTCCAAGGGGTAGAGGTCCGTCTTGAACTTCATTTCAAACGTAAAGGCGGCCCTGTCGCTCGCGAGGACCTTGCGCAGGTCACGCTCTCCTCCGACGCCTGACATCTCGGTCAGCTTGGTCTCCACGTCCCCGGAGGCAAGGAGATCGCGGTGCAGTCTCACTGCCAGGCCCACCACAGCCTCAAAGGCGGCCCCATTGTCCCCCTTCCCCAGCACTGGGGGGCCGTTGCCGGAGTGCAGATTGTGC